CGAGTGCTGTATCAACCGTTGGTCCCATCGCTTTACCTGTAACATCGATGAATCCTTTTAAACCTTTGTGCGGAGTTGTGCCCGACATCATTCCTGATGCTAGTTTCATTAAAATTAAATCTCTGTCATTCCCATAGGTTCCAGTTAAATTAGTAATAGACTGTCTAAATTTTAAAAACTCTCTTTTTGTTGCGTCATCGGATTCATTAAATTTGTTTTTTAAAACATCGGCCTGAGTTGCAGCATTGAGCGCATTTTCTTTTCCCATAATTTGTGCTTCTTCACCATCAACGGGAGTGGATGATTTTACAGTTGTCGTGTCGACTTCTAAATTTTTTATATCATTATCAACTTTCTTTTCTTTATCACCCAAAGTGTCTAGTTTTGTTTTTTGTTCTGACCATACTTTATAAGCGTTTTGTATTTCTTCTGTAGTTGGTTTTTTTATATCTTTTGCAGTTTTTTTAAGGATGTTAAAAATTTCTTCTCTATCAGTTTCGGTTAAAACTATCTTTTCTGGCGCTGCTTCAGCATAATCTTTTCGAGTAAGTTCTCCCCCCAAGATTAAAGGTGCTGTAACCCATGGTGAAGCAAATTTTGATTTGTCATAGTCTCTTGCCTTTTTAGCAGCTTTTTTAAATGCAGCGATTCCTCTTTTTGTTGGGGTTTTTCCATGCTGCCATAGTTTTTTTCCTCGAAAATAGATGCCTGGCCCCCATAACGCTTCACCAACGCCCACTGCAACTTTTCCAGGATCTCCTTCGTAGATTCCTTTACCTGCCGTCCAGACTCCTGCTCCTGTAAGACTTCCTCCTATTCCTATTTTAGCTGCACCATAAGTTTTTGGATATTTCTTAGCAATTCGAGTTGCTGTTTTTCCTGTCAAAGTGCCTTTCGTTCCAAATGCTTCTCTAACTAGCCGAGGAATTCCAGTGTATTTGAAACCTTTCCATCCTTGTTTAAGAGCTCCCATTGCTAGTTTTCTTTTTGGACCACCAGCTGGATTAAAAAAGGATCCTAGCATTTTAAGTTTATTTGAATTTTTAAAATATGCTTGAGCCGCCGCCTGTTGTGATGCGAAAGATTGTGATAATCCTTTCAGACTCCAAGGGTCTGCAGGAATTCCTCCTCCATATTGATATTTAGGAATCTTGTTATGGATAATTTGAGCTTTATGCCTAAACAGTTTGCGGTTTAAGACGGGATCATTCATAAAATCTCCTATTGTCTTTGTTGGCCTGGATATACGTTTACATTACTCTGCGGTCTATTTGCCATATTATAGGCAGCATAAGCCCCAATACCTGTTCCGACTGCTTGAGAAAACGGATTAGTTCCGGGAGCCGTGGTTGCTGTAACAGCACTTTGGCCTGTTGGTAGATTGGTCATAAGACCTTTCATAAATTCTAGTCTTTGATAAGGTTCGTATTGTCTTTGTAGTGTCGTCGAACGTTGAGCGTCTAAAGCCTGTTGGCCTAATTGTCTTTGAACGCCTCCCGCTTGCAATAAACTTTGAATATCTCCTTGTTGCATCGCTTGTTGGGTTTGGCCTAAGCCTCCATAAGCTTGTGCTTGGCCCGCATAACCTTGGGCTGCTTGTAATCCTGTTTGCGCTCCTAATTGTTGTTGTCGTTGGTAGGCTCCTAAAGCTTGTGAAAAGCCCCCTGCCTGAGAAAGTCCAACCTGATTCAATCGTGCTCGTTCCAGTTCAGCTTCAGCCACACCTTGTCGAGCTCCACCAAAAGCACCTGACTGTACAGCCTGAGCACCCAGTTGATTTTTTCCTATCTGAGCTTGTCGATTAATTTCATCCGTCACATAAGACTGATAAGGATTCATATAAGGAGCTAGACCCGCAGTTGTTGGAGTTTGTGCTGCTAAATTTTGAGCTCCTGACAAAGCAGTTGCTCCAGTCCCCAAAGCACCTAATCCACTCGTTACAGCTCCTGCACCTACACCGGTCGTTCCTGCCGCCGTGAATCCTGCCTGTTGTAAAGGAGGAGGAGCTGCTACTTGATAAGCGGGTAATTGAACGGGTGATTGAGCAAGTTTTAAGGCTTGATCGTAAAGGCTTAGTTTTCGTGCTTCAACTTCTGGAGCTTCTCTGGCTATGGAAACTTGTGTTCCGCTAGTGGCTCCGCCACCGCCGCCGCCGCCGCTAGAACCGCCTCCGCCGAATATAAAACTCATATTAAATCCTTTTGATATAAATAACGTTTAACTTTCCAGCCGAAAGGTTCTAAAAAGTTTTTCCAACCTGGTCGTGCTAGAACAGCTACGCGTTTACATCCATTGTCTTTTCCTAATTTTTCTATCATTTTTGCCGCTTCTTTTTGCCAAAGTTCTCTTTTTTCTCCTCTTAGTAAAATAACTTCGACTTGTTTAAATTTAGGTAATCCTAAAATTCTGGTAATAAAACAACCAAACACTTTATGTTTTTCCCCATCATCGGATCCAAACATCATAAAGAGCTGATATTCCCCTGTTGCAATAAAGTTTCGCATTCGATCAACATCCATAGGATTTCCGTCAAATTGTAATCCTTCGGCGATCATGAAGTGAACAAGGGGCCAGTATTGATCCAGTTCTTTAGGCTTAATCCATAAAATTTCTACTCCTTGTTTAATGCTCGGTTTTTTTGCTAGCATTTAATAAATCAAATATTCTTTTAAATTTAGATTGTTGGCTATAAAAAAAGGCTGCTCCTTTTTTTCTCATTTCTTCTTGTGAGGAAGGCGAAGCTCCTTCAATAAGGCCAGCTCCTAAAATAGCATCCGATCTAGAAACAAATTCACCGTCAGCTAATTGAGCTAAAATGGTATCTTCATTTTTGTCTCCGCTACCGGTACCATCGGCAACCTGACCGTGAGCCCTGACATAATTATTAGTATCTTTTTCATCGTGATCTATTTTGGAAGGAAGATAGCTGACTCCTCCCGTTGCGAATTTTTGAATGGGAAGGGATGCTAGACCTCCTTGACTATACTGATAGATATCATCTGTTTGGGGTCCCCCGTAATACATAATATTAGAAGGAGTGTATTGGAAGGAATCACTTAATCCTGATGTTTTTGCTGATTGTTCAGCGTAAGCCTTTTTGTAATCTTCTTCTGTGAATGGTGGCTCTGGCATGTCTTCGTCGCCTTCCATTAAAGTAGCTAGACCTAATCCAGCTCCTATTTGAGCTCCTTTACTCCAGCCTAAGAATCCTGATCCTTTTGTTTTAGTTGCTGCGTCTGGAGCTGTACCCCACATACCACTAAGAGTTCCTCCTACTTTAGTTCCTGCGAATTGTTGTCCTGTGGTAGCTCCTGCTAGATAATTTCCTCCAGAAAAAGCACCCCCCAGCATTGCTTCATTACCATAAGCTGACATTCCAGGCATATTCATCATTCCACCTATTTGACCAATACCCCCTACAATGAGAGCATCTCGAAAGGAACGTTTTGTGGATTTTCCTCGTAATTTCTGTACGCCAAATGTGGCTAATGCTAATGTTACTGGATCCATAATAAATACTTAAGTAATTATCATTTTAACTGTATATGCGTGTCTTATCAATACTATAGGGATTAAGGGCTATGGGAGATAGTGGGATAAAAAGTTTGACTTCTCTAAAATTAAGAGCTCTTTTTTTCGCCTTTTTCAGCAGGAATCGTTGCGGAAGTGGTTTTGATGAATTCTTGAAGAAGTTTTCCGCGATACAGTTTTTCGCCTACATGAGAGATTTCTTCATCAGCTAAGGCATATATTTTACCTCCAATATCAGTCCAGAGCTTACAGAAGTTAAAGTCTTCTCCTAAATACTGTTTAGTATCTACATTGTAGTAGGTATCAAAAAAATTATAATAATTAGGACGCTCTACCATCTTACCATTTACCAGTGTTTCTTGTTTCACCGTCAGCTGAGGATAAGCTTCAATTAATTTATCTAAAGCACTACGTTTAATCATCATACAGCCTGCGGGTCCCCTGTCCACTTGAATAAAGCCATTATCCATGGGAATTTCATTAACGTTAGGAAGGTGTACGGGAAACATATAGCCTTTGGTATCGGGATGATCACTCGGTCTTCTAACATCATCTTTCCTAAACTTGTTGGCATCCACTGTCTTCATCGGGTATACAATCAAAGATACTTCATAAGGGCATTCATAAAGTCTAAAAATAGAACGAACTGAGAAGGCAACATCAGCATCAATAAAACACATTTGATGAGCTGTAGAATCTAGAAAAGTAGCAACACATAAATTTCGTCCTTGGGTGACTAGACTACTCTTCATAAGTTGAAAAGTAATATTAGTATTATTAAGCAAGCATTCTTTTTGAAGATCCAGAGAAGACTTCATATAATGTAAACAAACTTCTGAATGAACAGGAGTGCATACCATTAATCCTTTAGATTTTTTAAGGGCCGCTAGCTTTTCAGCTTTCTTTTCTTCAGAGGTTTTTTTGTTTTCGTCTGGCATAAATAGCTCCTCTTAGAAAGCGGTTCCAAAAGGCCCCAATTACTTTCCAATCGTAATAGTTCTTATAGTATTGCTGTTGAAATTTCAAGTTATGACTTGGGTCCCCAGCACTCAAAATTGTCTTAGCATTCTTGATGGTTTCAGCAGTCTGGGCAGCTAAATATTTTTTGTTAGCAGAATAAGGTATATAAATAGGAAATTCACCGCAGGTTTCAGGAATAGCCCCGAGATTCGTGGTGATAAGCAGACAGCCTGCTGCTAAAGCCTCCATAGCTGAAATACAAAAAGTTTCTTCAAAGGTAGAAGGATGAACGCTCGCATCATAGTCTTTTAATTTTCCCACTAGCTCATCGTGGCGACAGTAGCCTTTATAGTTTACATTTTTTAAATCTCGTGCCCGTTCGTAGAGCTTAAGAAATTTGGACTCATTATCTCGATGAAATTCATCTCCATAAATAATGGTACTGGAATAAACATCTAAAATAATATCTTTTTCTTCTTGAATAAGTTCCATAGCATCTAAAAGAACATCTAATCCCCGCCACGGAGTAGAAAAATAAACTAATTTTAAAGGAGCTTTGTAGGTAAAATCTGTTTTAATTTTAAGCTCGTTATAATCAATTCCATTTTTGATAGTAAGGGCTCGTGTGTCAGGAATATTAAAAAAATATCTAAATTTTTCATAGGACCAGTGAGAATTGAAAACATACCAATCGTATTTTTTATGATTTTCTTTTTTATTAAACCAAGGAGCAACATTGGGTTGATCGTATGAATTTTTAATCCATAGAATATTAGGACGTAAAGGATGAAGGGGTTCTTTTTCGGGAACTGAAGTAGTAATTTGAACGAGGTCTAGAAGATTTCGATTGCCATACTTACGAAGGTAATCGAATTGAATTTCGGTTCCTCCATAAGGTTGCATTAATTAGTTTTACCAAATACCTCTAAAGATGCAACGGTTATTTCTAAATCTTGTCTAAAATCTTCCGTAGTGGTATCGGTTGCAGGATCTGCAACATCAGCATCAAATTCTGCTTTGGATGCATAGATTTTACCAGTACGTTTATTTTTAACAATTTCTTTGGCTTTTGCTGGTACTATGTTAGGGTCTGCCATTATGCGGTTCCTTGATCTCCTGTTATTAAAGCGTAGGAAACTAATCCTTTAATGACATTAGCACTTCCTGCTTTAATTTTCAAGGCATCTTGTTCTTCTAAAACCACAGGTCCTTTAGCGAGATTCTGGGTGGTTAGAGTGGTCATTTGAATCGTTCCCATTTGTGTAGTTGCGGTCGCAGAATAATCAAAGACAGCTGAATTTACTGTCACGGTACCCGTGCTGGTGTTTTCTGCTTGAATATTTTGTAAAATAGCTCGAGAGCTTTGGTCGAGTGTTAATACCGTGGTCATAACAGTGGTTGTTAAATCAAAAGTTTGGTTTTTATATTGTATTGCCATTAGGTTCCTTGTCCTCGCGAAGGTTTACGGCACGGGACGCGCTTGGAGTAGCTCTTCGCGTGTCTGCCAGGCCTTTTTCGAGGGGTGCGTTTAACATGTGTGTATCCATAGTGTAATTTAGCCATAGTTCATATTGAACCATTGAAAAGCTTGTGTATCATTTTCAATCGTTCGTTGATACGAAGTATTAAGTTCTGTTTTAAGCTCTTCTAATTTAAACTTTATCATACGTTGATTAGAAGCTTCATATTCATCGGTCGGTTCTTGAAAGGTTACTGTAACTTTAGCCATTATCTTCTTCCATCTGGTTGAATGTCCGCTCTAAAAGTTCCAAAGCGCCAGGTTTCATTCACGGCATCGTTTTCTACTTTTAAATTAATAAGTCGAGCTCGTGCTCGTACATCCACTTTAGTGGTTGCAGAGGTGATAGATATAGGACTCAATCCTGAAGCCGTTTCACTACTAGCGGGATAATCTTTTAAGTTCAAAGAAAGTTTTGCTGTACCTGTTAAAACTTTGAAGTCAGGAATGAATCTTCTAATTTTCATAATATATTCTCCATCTCCATCTACATCTAAATCAAAATCTCCTGATTGTATATACGCTGCAATAGCAGTAGAGGTTCCAGCGGAATCTACAGCATTATTTCCTTTTTCCTGAGCATACATTTTAGTAATACCTTCGGTGTTTCCGTATACAAGAGGAGTATTAGAAACATTGGATGAGGTTAAATATTCTACAGCATAAGGATCGGGTTGAACATCCGCATCAATCCAGCCAGTACGTGCTAAACTTCCTGTCATCCAAACGCCCCCTGGAATTCCGGCACTTTCAGCAAAATTGTAAGAAGTATATCTATCAATAACACTACTCGCGGCAGTTGGATAAAACCAAGTAATTTCACTATATAAGTTGTTAACACCTGCAGCTACAATTTGACCTGAAGTATAATTAATATCATCAAAAATATAATCCTCGACGTTACATGATAGATTCTTAACGGTACCGTCGAACATAAAGAAGCCTCCGGCATCTCCCATCCAGAAGACTCGTCCATTAGCGAACGCGGCGGCGTTGTGACCAATACATCCACAGTTCGTGCCTACTTGCCTGATAGAGAAAGTAAAAGGAGGTCCTACAAATTGCATCACATAGGCAGCTTTATCGGTTAAAACAAATATATAATCTCGGCCTTGAATAGCGGTTCTAATTTCTGAACCTGAAGAAAGTCTCATCGTTCCCGCTGTATTAATGGATGTGGGAATCCAATCATTTTTGTCTTCCTGATCAGAAAATCTTATAAACATTTTATCTTGGGTAGTGTTCGTACCAATAGTAGTTTCTGTGCCAAATAAAATAACGTGTCTGTCTTTTTCAGAAACAAGCATGGTTTCCGAAGCGGTTGGGGCACTCGTGACAAGGGTTGCTCGTGTAGCAATTGATGTCGGAACGTCTACATTTTCAGGATCCCATTTAAAAGTGGCTCCTCCCCTAATAGTAGCTAATAGTAAAGATCCAAAATTATCCAACTGCCATTGTCCTGGCTGTAGAATAACTGAAGTAGATGTTGAAGCATCCCCCCAGCCTCCATTACCCCAAGTGGAAGTACCCCAACCATAGCCGTAAGTTTGAGTTGCATTTCCAATTCGATAATAAGGTTTGACTGTCATACTCCCTCCTGCAGTTAATCCTGTTCCTGTTTCTGTAGAAGGTAGTTTAATAGTGACGGTTGTTCCAGTAGGTGTTGTAAGGACTTCAAATTTTTTATCTTCTAAAGCGGCTGCTGTAATGGAAGTACCTGGTGATCCAGGCATCGTAACGCCATCTAGCATCATAATCATGCCCGCGTCTAAATTAGGAGCGCTACTAAAATTTAAAGTGGCTGCAGTTGAGCCATTGCTGGTATCTATTGTTACTCCCGATTGATCCAGTGATGAATCCAAAGGGGTAATGTCATGAAATTCGCCTTCAAACCAAACGGCTAAAATTTTATTGGTGCCTACGGCGATCCAGCGATTACCTTGAGTATCAAACCAGCCGAATATCTTTCGACCCGCACCTGGCAAAATATTAGTTTGAGTTTCTTCCCAGCCTCCAATTTTTTCAGGCATCCCATAACGAAAACGGGTATAATCGCCCCCAATCCAACCAGCTTCTACGCCAGAAGGAGTTAATTGTTTATTAAAGCCTGGTCTGAAATTCACTTTTCTAAGCATATTATGATTTTAATATATAATAGGCCTCGTGTATAGATTATCTATTCGGTTACTTGTTTATCAAATCCAGGGATTAATTGAACTTTGGCTAACATAATAAAGAGAATATATCTTAAATTAACTCCTTAATAAACCCATACCTATCCTAGGTATGGGTTAAAAACATTAAGCAATATAAACTCCTTTATTCAGCATTTTCCTGTTTCTCTTATACATTGTGACAGTTCGTTGCTGGATTTCTAAGCCAGGAGGAATTAGTTTATATTTAGTAATTCCAATCTTATCAAATTTTGCCATTTTATTTGGGTATGCCTAAATTTGACTCTTGATAAACTCTTTTAATTTAAAATGTTTTGATAGTTGCATTATTAATCTCCTTTAAGATTAATTGATGAGGATAACAAGCTGGATTTTATTTATCGCTTGGAATATTAATCCAAACGTCATTAAAAAAATCTTGCCAAAACTTCTGAACTTGCTCTTGGTACTTCTTGGCTTGTTCAGGTTGGTCTTTCCAAAATTTTTCCACTTGTACTTTCCATTCAGCATAAGTTGGAATTTCTAAATTAAATTTAAACATATTTTTTCCTTTCTATAATAACACTGTTTTTCTTTTTAGCCATAGTTAAATCCTTGTTAATGTGATCATCTATTCGGTTATTTGGCTTAATCTGGAGCAACTGTATCTTGTACTCCTACTACAAAAAAAATCTAACCAGTCTTTAACAATTTTGGCTGGAGTATCTAATTGCTCTATTATACCATCCTTCATTATTGCTATTCTATCTGCAATCCTAAGAGCTTCAT